CTTTTTCTCCTTGTGATATTATATTTTGGCCAGTATAAAAGACTATACTCTTTATTTAGAAAAACGAATTTCTCATCTAACTTTAAAATAATTTGCAAATACATCATTTGGATTACCTTGTACCCAAACATCACCATTATCCAATACGAACGGAACGTCTAGACCATCATCAATAATTGGCGCGGGTATCATTTCGTCATCAATTTGGTTCATCTTTTCAAGTTGTAGTTGTTTTCTTAAATCATGATTGACTAAATCTTTGAAATACTTTTGTGTTGCTAACCAAGAAAATAAAACAAATGTCATCACCAAATCGTCTGTCTTACCTTCTTCTGCTGACCATGACGAACCATCTGAAATAAATGATGATAACTCCGATATAGTATCAAAGTCATTTGTCAAAAGTTTATTTGATTCAATTAGAGTTTTAAGATTGTAACAACCTATGCGTTTTACCATAGGAGACATTTTAACACCCATCTGTATTCCGCGTCCAAATCCAGCAGAGATTTGTTGTGCTTTTTTATTTCCAGTTTGGACTTTCAATAGATTCTCATATTCTAAATCTGAATGTAATATGTCGGCAACTTGCGGAGTATTATTGACTTCAACCAATACATATGCATCATTATAATATTTTGCTGTATTGTAAATAACTGTAGGAAACAATATGGGTGATATTAATGAGTCTGCATATTTTGCAACTTGTTTATATGGTATAGTTGATATATCAAATACTGAAAATGCGGAACTATCTTGATTTTTTCCTTCTGCAACGTCAACACACATAGCATATATGTGGTCTAATGTTTTATCTTCGTCACCTTTTATTGGGTGTTCGTAGATATCAAGAATATTATCTCCTGCAATCTTTCTTCTTTCTATTGGGTCATTGTACGAAAAAGATTGGAGTTTTTGTCCTGATATTAACGTGTCGGCAGAACCTAAAAACTCACACTCAAATTCTTGTGAGAATTGTCTTTCTGAAGTGTTGCGTATTGTTTCTTCTCGCCACTTGTCATCTCTACCTGGTACCATTGACCAGTGAATTTCAAATGTTGCATAATTATTTTTATTGTTGATTGCATCCATCCACAATTTGTAGAATAGATTTAATCCATTTGGCGTAGATACAATAATAATCTTTGTTGATTTGCCTGATGATATAACAGGATAGACTGAGTTAAAGAATTCGTGTGCGATACTATTTGGAACGAAAGCAAATTCGTCAAGGAACACAAGATTAAAAGAACCACCACGAACTGCTGATGACGATGTTGCTGCTGCGACTATCTTAGAACCATTCTCAAGTTCTATGTTACCTTTGTTCCAAGTAATGACGCCTTGCTGCATCCATATTGGAAGATTCTCATATGCGAGTTGATATTTACCAAGAATGTCTCTTGCCAATTGTCCTTTGTTTGCAAGAATGGCAACACTTTGAGAGTCTGTAAAAAGAGTCAACCAAAGAATATATGATATTGTTGTAGTTGTTTTACCGACCTGACGAGGACACTTTGTAATTGAGAATCTATTTTCATGGTACGTTTTAATCATATCACGTTGAAAGTCCCACATTCTAAAAGGCATTAGACCTTCATCAACGTTGACAATCTTTATATAATTTTCAGCAAAGTAAATAGGATCCTTAGAACACTTGATGTATTCTTGTACTTGCTCCTGTGTATACTCGACTTGTACTCCTGCCCTTTTTAGGAGTGGATTATCACGATAGGATTCTTTAATTGTCACTCTTTACCTTTTAATAATTTAGATAGTTCAGCAGTTGAACCCACAAAGATAGCCTTGTCGATTGTAGTCTTACTTGTTTCTTTTTGACCTTTCTTCATATCACGCATTTGTTTTTGTAGCAGAATTAATTTTTCATTTGCTTCAGTTACATTTTTAATCATAGTTGCCGCAACTTCAAAAGCACGAGGATGTTCAGATTCTCTTGCGATTTCAAGAATATCATCGATTGCATCTTTACCTTTTTCGATGATTTCTTCGTAGTTATTTCTTACTGTTTCATAATCTGCTTTAAGGTCTTCATCTAACTCTGTATTTTCTTTTTCGATTACAGCAGGCAAGGCTTCTTTTTCAATAACTTCAACTGGAGCAACATCAAATATTTGCTCCATACTTTTCTCAAACTTAGTCATATCAATATTCCGTTATCGTAGTCTTAATTTTATAATTTGAATTTGCTAGTGCATTTTTTGGTATAACTGCAACATTTATTGATGCCATTCTTGAATTTGCACCAAGAACATTTATCAGTGTTCTTTCTGTTCCAGTTGTAACTCCATATAGATATGTATTAGTTTTTAAATCGCCTTGAAGATTTGTTACTTTTAATATATTTGTAACATTACTGTAACTTACGACTTCTGCTTTTCCAGACGCCATACCAAAAGAATAACCTTGGAATACTTCTTCACCTATTTTGTATGTTCCTGTTCCCGTTGAACTGACATTCAATGAGATTGTATCTTTTGCACCAATATTAGAAAGATTTTTTATATTAACAATTGATTGTTTAATCACAGAAGACTCACTAATTGCACCATATAGATACGATTTTACTGTAAACTTTAATGTCCAAATAATAACTCTTGTATCTGAATCTCTTTCACCTTCAAATTCGACATCGGTGTCTACTGAATTTAGTGTGACTGGAACTTCTTTAACGATTCCCATTGTAGGAATCAAATTAAGTTTAATTGTATAACTTGGAGTAAAATATGGTAATATGTATTCAATTAATTGGTCACCATCTTCTAAGTTTCTGACATACAAATATAATTCAAAATCAAAATTATATGGAACTGGATTATATTGTGAGTATGCAGTCAAACCACTAGATGATGCCGCAATATTTTTAACTCCTGACACCTGTTTTCTTGACGCATCATAGTACATATTTGTCAAATCGTAAGATAGTCGAGGTAGTGTGATTTGTACTTTTTTGTCTAGGTTAGGGTCACCCAAAAGACGATTAACATACTTTTCTTTTGGTGCATATGTGATAGGAACTTTTATTGCCTGTTCTTCTTCTTCGTCAGAATTGTATCTTGTCAGAGTCAGATTATCAAATATACTTCCAAATCCAACAATTAATTTTCTTATTATGTGATGATATTTGTTGTTTGCCATTAAATACCACCCAATGAATTAGTTTCTGAAGTATCTATGTAATCTTGTGCTTCTGTATTGATGACCTTGTTATCGTAGTTTGCATGTGCCTGTGCTTCAAGGAATTCATCAGTAGATACGAGGATTGCATTTGCGGTATTGCTGTATAGTATCGTTCCGGTTGATATTGTTCCATTAATCTGGTCGAGGTCGAGGGTACGATTAACTGAATTGTATGACGCAACAACTGCTGTCGCTGTTGCGTTTGCGTAAGTTCTGTCTGGTCCTTGAAATACAACATCATCAACAGCAAATGTTCCGTTGGCTGAAGTGATTGTATAACGTTCTGCATATGCTTCTTGTGTCTGTATGATATCTATATCTGGTATACCTGTTGTAATTTCTTCGTGAGAATACTTGAATTTCTCTAATTCAAGTTCATAGAAATATGGAACTTGGCGACCTAACATCGTCATATCTTTATTTTGATTGACGAATTTAATTTCATACAATTCACCAAGACCATTCATCACAGGAATATAAATCAAATCGCCTTCACGTGGTCTTGTGATTGTTGTTCCGTTCGACACTCTTTGTAGAAAAGTTCTCTTCGACAGAACAATCGTCAATGTGTTACGAATCTCTAATCCAAATTTACTAAAGAACTCTTTTTCTCCACCATATTCATTAACGTTGTTTGGATAGATTTCAATTGGATATGCAGTAGTAAAAGTTTTTAATGGATCCTCACCATAAATTAAGTCTCTTGCGGAGTCATTAATGTTTGGTAAATAATATGAATCTGTGCCCATTATTTTAATAGACTCAACAATTAAATCTTCTACTAGACGTTGTTCATTATATCTAGCATTGTAGTTATTGAAATAGTGATTTAATGGTGGCATATTAGTTCATGAAGAATTCTAGTGGTGCGCCGTAATTGTTTTCCATTTCTTTCTCTAGTCTTTCAATTTCATCTACTGCTTCTTGATATGTTTCGGTACCATTTAGAGTAACACCACCAAGAAGTTGAACTCCACCAAACTTCTTCATGTTTGAACCCCATGTTCTTTTGATTAGTGCTGTCGCATATTCTTTTAACCAACGGTCATCCCAAACACCAGTATAGACATCAGGATTAATTAAAGCATAGCATTCTGCAACGACTACAGTTCCGGCATCTGCTTCTGATGTTCCCCAATTCCAATCGATGTATAGTCTATGCATATGTCTTTGAAATCGAATAGGTACTTCACCACTAAACATAATTTCTAGTGAACGCAAATGTTGCTGAGTTAATGTGTAGTTGATATACGATGCAGAAGTGAAATCATATAATTCATTTAGACGCAATTGATATCT